AGTACCGGCAGTGTAGTCACCAGAAGTGGTACCTGCACGGAATCTAAGAGCGAATGCTAGACCGACCGGTCCAGTCATTGGCTGAACGCCAACGATTTCGTGAGCGATAAGCTCAGGAAATGTTCTACGAACCATGGGAACAGCTATTTTATGGAAGTCGCCAGACTCCTCATAACCTAGACCCTGCCTTGTAAGGCCAGTTTGAGTATAAGAACCAGCTTCAGTTAGATATGCGTGTTGATTTTCTAACATAAGAGCGGTAGATTTCTTGATCTTAGGATTCTTAATCTCTTTGCCTTCATCGAGGACCTTTTCCCATTTCTTGACTAGGTCTTTTAATTCCATTATGTTTCTTTCCTCCTGTTTAATTTAGTGCCCACATTAATTATAATGTGCTTTCTCTGAGTGTTTTTGTATAGCCTTCTAGGAACTCTGTGAAAGGACTCTTATCATCTTCTGTGATAATGTCATCATCCTTTGCATCTTCTTCCTCGTCTACATCAATTACACCCTCATCTTTCTTTACGCCCATTTCTGTCTCGCACTCTGGACAGGCCGGGCAATCTGTCGCTTCTGATAGTGTCTTTTTAGCACCACAGTCTGGACAGATACATTCGACTTCACTTACTTCGTCATCTTCCTCTTTTTCGTCAACTTTCAAAGATTCAACAATAAGATCAAACTTCTTGTCAATTTCATCTTTGTCAGTTACACCTTCCAAGAGTTCATAGACTTTAAGCTTCTTAGCTTCTGTGAGGCCGTCTGATTTCTGACGGAGATGCATTTCGGCATCTAGTTGTTGTGCCTTGAGCTCTTGCTCAAGTTTTTCTTCCATCAGGCCGTCAACTTTTTCTCTGAGACCGAGAATTTCCTTCTTTGCCTCTCTGAGAAGGTCTTTAACTTCGTCATCAAGTAAACCTTCATCAATAGCAAGACGGACTTTAAATTGTTCGATTAACTCATTATAAAGCTCGCCCTTGCGTGCATATTCAAGAACTTTCTCGGGAATAACGAGTTCTTCTTCAAGAACAGAATCAACAAAATTTGAAAATTTAGAAGTAATCTCTTTCTTATATTCTTCAAATCTTTCTTCCATTGATTCTACTAGGGCTTCTTTTTCAGTTTTAATAACTGTTTCAGCTTCTTCCTTAGCCCTTGTATCTATAATGGTCTTTAGACTGTCCTTGATTTCTTCCTGCTTGGTCTCGTCAAGTGAGTCAACACCTAATAGCTCAAGTAGTTTCTTCAAGTCCATATTCTGTTATCCCTCCTATTAGATTTCATGGATATTTACTTCCATTATTATATTACGCAAAAAAAGCCCGAACCTCAGTTCAGGCTTGTATTACGGCATACGGTATGGATTACCAATCTATTTCAGCGAAATGTCTTTGTCTTGCCGCTTTCAATTCTTCTTGTTCTTGTAATTGTTGAATTTCTTCAGCGGTAGGTTCTCTCTTTGGGTCTGGTACAGTAAATGATTCTCCTTCATAGATACCGTTTACCCATGATGGGTGATTACTTGGGTCCGTTACCAAATCATAGCAAATGAGTTTGTAGTCCTCATTAACGTATCCATCGTCATTTACGGTTCCCAATCCTCTAGATGAGATACCAAGTTTCCCTTCTTTTACAAGTGTTCTTGCAATCTTACCCATAGGTGTGTCAAGGATTTTCGCTTTCCCATACACATTGTTACCTTTCCATTCTAATCCCTCTACAAGAATGGCAATTCTTTCAGGATTAATTTCTGGAGAAGGCGGGTGTCCTAACTCGCCCCATAAGTAACGGTTTGCTACCTTTTCGTTTACTTTCTTCAGTTCTCTTTCTAAGATTTCTCTAGGGTACTTTCTCTTATTGTTGTTTTCAGCTTCAGCGGTACTGAAGATACCGACAATATAGAGGTCCTTTGATCTCTGACCCTCAGAAAGTTGAACGTCATAAGACATTTCTGTTATAAGTTTCAGCATTTTATTCCTCGTCTTTTTCTTTTTCTTTTGCCGCTAATCTTGCTTTGACCCGTTCTTTCCTCTTCCTCTTTTCTTCGTCCTCTTCCTCAGAATCCTCATCTTCTTCCTCTGTGTCATCCTCGGCTTCTTCCTCTTCCGTTTCATCATCTTCCTCTTCCGGGTCCGGATTTATTTCTCCTTTTAATTCAAGCGCCTTCTGTAAAAACTCATCCCTAGCTCTCGCTATTTCAGCAGAGAGTTTGTCTTTAGCATCTAAGAACTTATCCGCTTCAAAGTCATCTAATGCGGCTTTTACTTTTTCATCATCTAATGGCATAATATTCTCCTCACATTTTATAGTTTTTTGGCTAAGTCACTAATAGTGCTTTGAGCATTCATCAGTCTCATAGCCTGTTTGCCTTCTAAATCATCAATATCTTTCAATGTTCGTTTGAACCAGTCTAACACTTTTTGTGCATCTGCCTCAGCCTTGATGGCACGCCTTTTCAATTGTGCCGATATTTTAGGTGTTTTCTCTTTTGTCACCCTAAGTTCATATAAGTGTTCTTCAAATTTACTCATTTACTTTGCTGCCTTTTGAGCCTTTTTTAGTGTTGCTTCAGCCTTTTTCAGATGCATAACAATATCAGGCCAATGTGGCTCTTTTTTCTTCAGCATGTTATTCACCTTATTGATAAAGAGTATGGCTTGACCTGCCTCACTTTGTACCATACCGTGTTTATCAGATAGTGGCGCCTCACTTACTGTAGCAATATAGGCTTCTAGTATTTTTTGTTTTTCGTCCATAAGTCCATCCTTATTTATATTTATAGTTCAATTTTAATTGTGTGATGCTGAAGTAGCTATAAGAACATCGGTATCAAAGTCTGATATAGGAACTTCTGCTATCAGTAAGTTTCCTGGACCACCTTGAGCATCAATATAAGCAATAAGTGCTCTATATCTTTCAATTGTCATTGAAACGATAACTACAGTATCACCTTCAAATGTTGCGTTTACATTCATTTTATTTTCCTCTTATTTAGGTTTTTGTTCCGGCATTAATACAAAACTCTATTATATCACCCTCTATATAATCTGTAGTGCCATTCAAATCGGTCCAGGTCAATGTTGGTGTTACAGGGTTAGGCCAAGAGTCATTGTGAACATTTCCCCCGGTGTCTCCAGCCCACTCCCACTGTGAGACTATCCACACATAGGCTGTAATCGTTGTGCCGACCCTAGCCAATCTAACAAAATGTTGTCCACCAACACCAAATTCCCCAAAACTTGTTTGTAACGACCATCTATCTCCACCAGCAACATAATACTGTAGGGTATCAGGCGTGACGTGAGCGGCTCCTCGTATGCCTAGTATTAATGTGTTTCCAAAATCAATAAAGACATCTGAGTTAAATGTAACACCTGCCGGCCAAGAGATAATGTTTATCTCTAGGGTAATATCAAAATCTCCGTCAACCGTAAAATTCCCGGCAAGCTCGGCAAAGTTGTTAGAGTGTATATCGTGACGGTATCCATTTGCCCCCGGAGCAGCAATTCCTCCAGCGTCTGTCTCTGTCCAGTCGGCAGTGATAGTTAGAAATTGGTCACAAAAACTACCTGCTACATACTCACTTCCTGTAGCCATAATTAAAGGCAAATCCGTCAATGGTATTTCAGTTATCTTTAAATTTTGAGAGGCATCAATATATGTAATAAATGCGGTAAGTCTTTGTTCCTCCATGGAAACAATTGTTACACTTTCACCATTTAGTGTTGCAGTTATATTCATTTTATAAGTGTTCTGCTCCTGTGGCTATGACATCACTAGGGTCAGACCTTTTTATTTTTAAATTTTGTGAGCTGTCAATATATACGATATAATCACTGTATCTTTCTATTATTTGTCCGGCAATTTCAACTGCTTCACCATCTAGTGTTGCGGCTACTCCCGAACTAGCACCACTACCAACACCCCACTGATTCCAAAAATCAAAATAAAAAGCGTGGTCAACTCCAAAATCAGTATTATATCTATACATACCAACTTCCGTCACATCGGCTGGATCGGGTACTGGTGATGCTGTAGGATAAGAAATTTCTGTCCAATCTTCATCTGCTGTAGGCTCTGTTTCCGAATAGAACGACCTAATAAAGGTATCACCCTCTCCTGGTATATATCTAGTTCTAAACCACACATACTCATTACTTATATTTTTCACTTGCTGTTGATTATCATTATTGACACCATCGTATGCATCATATTGGATTCGATAAGTTGTTGGTGAAAAGTAGTATAGAAAAACTCTTACATATCCGTTACCAGTTAAATTTTGATGAACAGGACCACCGTATACATAATCGGATACTGTAGGAGCGTCTAATGTGACCTTTGTATACGAATCCCAAGATTCTCCAATATCTGCATTAAAGCCTTGATATGCCGCTGCGGGGGGACCGGCTCTCCCATTAACACCAGCCTCAATACGCTGATTTTGCTCCGTGAGTGACCCACCAGCTCCAGATGTGCCGCTCCACTCAGACCATCTTGCATCTAAAGAGTTATCATCAAAATCATCGTAAAGATAAGCCCCCATTAGAATCCGCCCTCATCTGGTGCCTCTCTAAATCCTAACTCAATATCTTTTTCGAGACCATCAGAGTTTGCCTTAATCTCATCATCATCCCAACCAAGATATTTCTTCATAAGATAAGCCTTAGAAAATTCTTCACCACCTGACATTGTTTGATAGTTATCAAAGTGTTGCTGTAAGAAATTCTGCTCCATCTGATATTTATATTGATTTGGGGGATTCATAGTCAAGTTAAGGGCTTTTCTAGTTATTCCATATTCTTTCTGTAGACCCTTAAATTGTAAGTGTAGCATGAATAAATCTAACAACTCATCTGTAACTCTATTCTGTTGTTTTTCTAAGAACTTAGCCCACTTGATCTCATCTCTTGAAATTTCTCCAACACTTGTACCACCAAATAAAACATCACCCTCTTGTTTTTCTTGTTGTGCTGTTACTCTTGACTGAGGATATTTCAGTGCTCTATAGAGCTTTCTTGCGAAGTAGTAAATATCGTCCAGTTCTGCAAATCCTGCAGCGTTGCCACCTACTGTTTCAATATCAGAGCCTCGACCATCAGCACTTTGAGGTAAGAAATAGTTTTCTAACATAGAGAGAATTTCTGGGTCGTGAGTTAGTTTACCAGTATCAGGATTATAAGTCTGTTTCTTTGTGAATTTCATCTTGATCTTTTCAACAAATTTTAATGCCTTATCTTTTGGCATATTACCCGTATCAATCTTAAAGACCAATCTTTCAGGAGCTCTAATAATTCTAAAGATAACAACAGAAGTCTCTAGTAATTTCAACTGATTATAAGGTACTCTAACTTTATCAAGATAACCAAGAATATCTTTACGATTCTTTCCGTATACTCCATAATTAATGAAGCCTATTTGTTCGGGGTAGAACATTATGACATTAGGATCCTTCTCAGCTTCTTCAAAGGTTTTTGGCTTCTTTGCCTTTGGATTCAAATATTGATAAAATGCTGTTATCAGACCTGTCTTAGGATTATAATCCCAATCTATTGTATCTGATGGTAATTTTTTTACATTTATAATACCATCCTTTGGCTTCTTTTTATTAATTATCCTTTCATAGTAACATCTGCCATCAATAAAATATGTTCTCATAAGGTCCCAGAGAAAATCATATATGTTAATTCTACTATAGAAAAGTTCTTCAAATTCTTTATTAATGGATGCTACCATATTTTCGTTCTTTGCTAAGTCTTTGTTCATTATGTGTAAATGTAGAATTTTGTTTTCATCATCTAGTTGTGTGCTTTCGTTTGTTGCATCCTCTACAACATCAGCAATTTCTGGCATTTCAGCCATTTGCCTATAGTTGTTGATTTTATCTACTTCAGTTGCATACTGTTTTTGAATATATCTTTCATAAAACATATTGAAAGAACTAAGATGGGTTGATCCATAAGCATCTGCAAGGGCTATATCTTCAATACCTTCACCTGAACGATTCAATACAAATTGATCTGGTAACGCTCCCTCTCCTTTTTTTTGAAAGGCTAGTATTGCTTCTTCAAGTCTTTTTTCTCGTCTATTTTTAAAATAGTCTTTAATAGCCATATTATTCCTCTAATTGTGGTTGACTAGAGCATTCAACCATTTTTCTTATTTGTCTTGTTAGTTCTTCCGGAGGAACTTCACCAAGTCTTACTAGAATATCGAACATAGTAGCGTTCTTGGTTTGTCCCATTTCAGATTGCAACATGAAGATTCTATTATGCATGGCCTCCATATTTTCACACATAATGTTGAAAGCACAGTCCTCAAATGGACTAGAACTTTTTCCGTCCTCTGTGTATCTTACGCCCCTTCTATATAAAATACACTTATCATCACACTTTTTTAAATTACGAAAAGGACATTTGCCTTTTCCTTCACCTTTTTTAAATAACATACATCACCTCTTAGTTTTTTTGTTGTCTTGTAAAATTTCTTCCGTAAGGTCTCCAAGAAGTTGAAGTCCTATCTGATGTCATACCACTCAAATCGTGTCTATGAGAACCGCCTCCACCAACATAATTAGTCCAATCTTGAACTGGTTTTCCAGAATGCGATTCACCTGCGTGGCCCCCTACAGTAGTGAACACGCTCCAACCAGTGAAGTTATGCCTGTGGGATGGAATTTCTGCAAGAGTAAGAGTGTGGCCGCCTGTTTCACTACCGATTCCATCATGGGTATGTGTTGGTTGTGTCCATGTACCGCCAGATTTGTTAGTTCCTGCAACTTCACCTGCAGCATCAGAACCTTTTGTTATATAAACAACTCCATTATCATGCCCAGTTAAAAGAGTATAGCCTGTAACTGCTTCATCATTCTCAAATAAGAATATCTCACCTGCAGGTACAGATGCCCACGCCCAGGAACAAGTACCACTGCCATCAGTCGCAGTTACTACTTTTCCATTTGCAGGAGAACCAGCTGTAAATTTTACAGTTCCGTCAAGTTGAGCATCACCATCTATTTCTGCATCCGTAAGTATATTAACATTACCAGTTCCGGATGCTATTAAAATTGCATCAACGCCATCACCTGAACGAATAGGTCCTGCCATTTCTAAGCCATGAGATTCCATATCTTTTCCTTAAAGTTTTGTTTGTCTTGTAAAATTTCTTCCGTAAGGTCTCCAAGTATTTGCTGTAGCGTCTGAATCTACGCTACCTAATGTATGTCTATGTCCTGAACTTGAGCCAGTGTAATCTGTATGTGTTGGCTGACCATAATTGTCACCACCACGAATTGTACCGCCTACACCAAGTTGACATATCCATCTTCCTGCTGGAGGACCGTGTCTATGTGATGGCATTTCGGCTATCGTTAGTGAATGATAGCCAGTGTAGCCGCCGTGGTTATGGTCTGGTTGCGTCCAAGTACCACCAGATTTATTAGTTCCTCCAGTTTCGCCACCTGCATCAGAACCTTTTGTTATATATACGACACTATCATCGTGATCTATATTTAAAGAATAGCCTGTAACCGCTGTATTATCTTCAAAAAGTATTGTTTCTCCTGCCGGAACGGAGCCATATACATATGATAGTGTACCCTCAGAGTCAGAAGTAAAAACAACCCAACCGGCTGCAGGAGAACCAGCTGTAAAATTGACGGCACCATCAAATTGGACATCTCCATCAATTTCTACATCTTTGGCAATAGTAACTTTACCTGTTGTATCAGCAATAGTAATAGTTTCTACACCATCAGCAGATGATATTGCTCCTTTCATTTCAAAACCATGAGATTCCATATTAGTTTTTCGTTTGCCTCGTTAAATTTCTTCCGTAAGGTCTCCAAGTATTTGCTGTAGTCTCAGCGTCAATATTGCCTAATGTATGTCTATGTGCCTGGGCCGGACCGCCATCATAGAGTCCGCCGGCATATCCTGTATAACTATATCTGTAAAAATCGTCTCCTGATTCACCTGTGCCTCTAGCACCAGAAGCAAGCCAATAGCCTCCTAATTCGGG